CCTACACGACGCTCTTCCGATCTAACCCTAGGGTCACGGTGTGGCCCATCCCTGAGCAAGGCACGGCCTTGAGCCCTTACTACGTGCTGAAGTACTGGCGCATGCGCCGTATCGACGATGCGGGTACTGGCGTGAACACCGCTGACGTAAACTTCCGCTTCCTGCCTGCGCTGACCGCAGGCTTGGCGTACCACATTGCCCTGAAGATTCCTGAAGCTATGGAGCGTGTGCCCATGCTGAAGGCTGTGTACGACGAGTCCTTTGAGCTGGCCGCTGGTGAAGACCGCGAGAAAGCCGCCATCCGATTCGTCCCACGGCAAATGTTCATAGGTGGAGGCACCTAATGGGAAACCGGTTCGCGTCCGGCAAGAACAGTATTGCGGAGTGCGACCGTTGTGGTCAGCGATTCAAACTGAAGCAGCTACGCAAAGAAATTAAGAAGACCAAGACGTACAATCTCTTGGTGTGCTCGCAGTGCTGGGACCCGGACCAGCCACAGTTGCTGTTAGGTATGTTCCCTGTGGATGATCCGCAGGCCGTTCGAGAGCCTCGTAGGGACTCTACCTATCTGCAATCTGGAGTGAACGTGGATGGGTTCTTCTCAGGCGGTTCACGAGATATTCAGTGGGGCTGGGCCCCTGTTGGCGGAGCTAGTTTTTTTGACGCTGTATTGACTCCCAACTACTTGGTAGCTACAGCACTTGTTGGGACCGTAACGGTCACTGTTTCCTAGGAGTTAATCATGGCATTTACACGATCTGCAGACGGCATCGCTTCCAAGGGCAAGACCAAGGGTAAGAACCTCGGCGATAGCGGCCCTACCGCTGGCGAAGTCAAGGGCGGCAAGAAAACTGCTGGCGTAACCGGTCAAGCTATGCGCGCCGTAGGCCGCAACATGGCCCGCGCCATGAACCAAAAGCGAGGTTAATATGGCTAAGCAAAGCATGAAAATGATGGGCAAAGAGGTTGGCCCTGCCAGCTTGTATGCCAAGCCCCACACCATGTCCGGCAAGTCCGTGACGGTGGAGGCCAACCCCGGCCAAGGCCCGAATCGCAGCAAGCTGGGCGAGTATGACGTGAGCCTCGGCGCTGTCAGCAAGTCCGCTGGTGACGAGAAGATCAAAACCTCGGGCATCAAGATGCGCGGTACTGGCTGTGCCACCAAAGGCACCATGTCTCGGGGCCCAATGGCCTAAGCTATGACCTACGTCGAACTGTGCAATAACATCGCCAACATCTGTGAAAACACGTTCACGGCGGATGAGTACGCCATGTTCACGAAGCAGACGGAACAGCGAATCTACAACACGGTTCAGCTGGCCAACCTGCGTAAGAACATGACGGGCACGATTACGGCCAACAACAAGTATCTGGCATGCCCGGAAGACTTCTTGTCGACCTACTCCCTCGCGGTCATTGCGGCAAATGGGGACTACTCCTACCCGCTGAACAAGGATGTCAACTTCATCCGCGAAGCGTACCCCAACGCAACTTCTACGGGTTTGCCCAAGCACTACGCCATTTTCGGCCCCCAGTCGTCGGCTGTGACGGAGTTGTCGTTCATCCTAGGCCCCACACCTGACGCTACGTACTCCGTAGAGCTGCACTATTACTACTACCCAGAGTCCATCGTGAATGCGGGTACTACATGGCTGGGTGACAACTTTGACTCGGCGCTGCTCAATGGCGCGCTGGTTGAGGCCATCCGGTTCATGAAGGGTGAGCAAGATATGGTCGCGCTGTACCAGAACATGTACGTGCAGTCGATTGCACTGCTTAAAAATCTGGGTGACGGCAAGCAACGTATGGATGCCTACCGTGATGGCCAAGTCAGGACGGCAGTTCAATGAGCATCGTCCAGACCCAAACCACGTCGTTCAAGGCGGAGCTGTATCAGGCGGTGCACAACCTCCTGACGGACACGATCAAGATCGCTCTGTACAACGGCAACGCCAACCTGAACGCCGACACCACGGTGTACAGCACGACGAACGAGGTAGTAGCTGCGGGCTATACGGCAGGGGGCAACACCCTTACCGGGGTCACGCTAAGCACGTCCGACTCAACGGTCTACGTGAACTTCGCCAATACCTCATGGACATCCGCCCTGACCGCCCGCTGCGCGCTGATCTACAACGCAAGCAAGGGTAACAAGTCCGTGGCGGTCCTTGACTTCGGTGCGGATAAAACCTCCGTGACCACGTTCCTAATTACAATGCCTGCCAACACCGCAACCGCTGCACTCATCAGGAGCTCAAATTGATCGTTACGACTACCAAAGGCGAGATGGACGACTCCTTGCTGGAGCGCCGGGACGGCTCCGTGGACAACGACAATGAGGCTACCTCGTGGGTAGAGTATTGGCTGGATGGCGAGCTGGTTCACCGCTCGGCCCATGTAGCTTTGAAGAAACTGCCGCCCATTGGTGGCGAAACCCAACCGTTCTAAGGAATAGCCATGAGCAATACCCAGTCGATGTGCACCAGCTTTATGGGCGAACTGCTCACGGGCACCCATAACTTCGGCGTAGCACCTATCCGTGCGGCAACCACTGCGGACACCTTCAAGGCGGCTCTGTATCTGGCCTCGGCCACGATCAACGCTTCGACCACTGCATACAGCGTAACGGGCGAGGTGTCTGGCACCAACTACGTGGCTGGCGGGGTTACGGTGACCAACGCTACGGCACCTATCGCTACCAACAGTTCCATCACTGCAGGCGTGGCCTACTGGACACCTTCGGCCAGCATCACGTACACGACGGTCACGCTGAGCGTGGCTTTTGACTCCGTGCTGATCTACAACTCGACGCAGAGCAACAAGGCGGTCAGTGTTCACACGTTTGGCTCACAGACGATTACGGCTGGCACGTTCACGTTGACCATGCCTACGAACAGCACTAGCACCGCACTGCTGCGCTTGGCTACGACCTAAAGGGTTCCTATGTCTCTCGGCTGGGGCGACAGTGCGTGGGGCAGTAATGGCTGGGGCGGCACGCTTGAAGCATCAGGTGTAGCCGCTGAGGGTCTAGTTGGCACCGCAGGCGTAGAGCTACTCATCCCCTTGAGCGGTGTCGCAGCCGCCGGGGCTGTAGATACGGTTGTCCCTAGCTCCAGTGAGTTTGAAGATGGCGATCAGGCCAACGGCTTTGTAGGCTCAGTAACCGGCAGCTTGACGGTAGCCCTCACGGGGGTAGAAGCCTCTGGCGCAGTTGGAACCGTAGACCATGCCAAAGACGTAGCCCTGACCGGAGTTGAAGGGACTGGTGCCGTAGGCACGGTAGTTAATAGCAGCACCGTAGCCGTATCGGGAGTTCTGGGTTCGGGCTTGGTCGGCAGTGTTGCCGCAGTTCAAGCGCTGGCTATTACAGGTAATACCGCCACAGGCGCAGTAGGCACCGTAGTCCAGTCCGCAGCCGTAGGCTTAACCGGCGTAGCTGCGCAGGGCATTGCGGCTCAAGTCATCGTCCCCCTGCCGTCGAATCAGGCCAATGGCTCGGTGGGAACTGCGCGCGCAGACCGCAGTATCAGCCTCTCTGGCGTCAGTTTGGCGGGTGCGGTTGGCACTATGGCGCGGGGTGGAACGAGCTTTGCCTTGACCGGCGTGTATGCTCGGGGCGATGTAGGTACGGTAGTTGCCGTTTACTGGAAGCTTATAGATGACATGCAGTCCGCAAACTGGCAAAATGTGGGTAACACGCAGTCTGCAAACTGGACTGCCCTAGGAACAACCCAGACTCCCAACTGGCAGAATATTGGGAATACGCAAACTGCAGGCTGGGGCAATATAGACAACACCCAAACCGCAGATTGGCTTGAAGTAATAACTTGAGGTAATTTATGACGACAGCAGCAACATCGCTCTTAGGCTTGGCCCTCCCCGTCACCGGTGAACTATCCGGCACATGGGGCGATACGGTCAACAACTCGATCACCGCGCTGCTAGATTCAGCAGTTGCAGGCACTACGACCCTGAGTGCGGACGCCGACGTAACCCTCACCACAACTACTCTTGCAGCCAATCAGGCGCGAGAGGCCATCATCCTGTGGACAGCAGCGGGCACAGTAACGCGCTACATCACGGCTCCGGCCCAGTCAAAAATCTACGCGGTCTTGAACAAGTCCAGCACCCAGAGCATTGTGCTTCGCGGTGTGGGCCCCACGACCGGCGTGACGATTCTGGCGGGCAAGCAGGCTATGGTGGCTTGGGACGGCACCGACTACGTTGAAATCTCCTCCGGCTATGTGGACGGCCCAGCTACCTCCACTGACAACGCTGTTGCTCGGTTCGACGGCACAGACGGCAAGCTGCTCCAGAACTCGGTGGTCATCATTGCAGATACCACGGGCAACATGTCCGGTGTGGGTACGCTTGGGGTCGGCACCGTAAACTCTACGGGCCAAGTAATCTCGACTGTTGCTGGTAGCGCTACAACCGGCGCAGGTCAGTTCTATTTGAACGGGGCCACTAGCAACCGGATTGACTTTAATGCAAACGGTGCAACTGTTCCTACGTTTACCACCAGAAGTGACGGAACCAAAATAACCTTGTTCCCCGCGCTAAGCGTAAGTCAAGTTGACTATGCCATTGGTGTTAGTGCTGCAACGCAGTGGTATAGCGTACCCGTTAACTCGGATTCTTTCTTCTTCAAATGGTTTGGTGGTGAGACGCAAGTGGCCAGCTTGTCTGGTACGGGTATTCTGACACTGGCAGGTAACCCAGTCTTCTCAGGCGGCACAGCCAACGGCGTTGCTTACTTCAACGGCTCCAAAGTTCTCACAAGCGGCACGGCGCTGACGTTTGATGGGGCGAATTTGGGGGTTGGTATTGCAGCTCCTACGCAACCTCTTCACGTTCGCAAATCAGCAGACGGTGTGATTCTGCTAGATTCATCAACCGCAGGATATGGATCGTTTTTTGCGCAGTCTGGTTTAGGCGCTACGTATGTCGGAACGCTTAACAACTACCCACTAGCTTTTTATCAGAACGCTGCCGAACAAATGTGCCTCACCTCCACAGGTTTGGGCATTGGGACGAGTTCGCCGGGTGTGAAGCTGGATGTTCGTGGAACAAGCAACACGGCAGCAAGCACCATTCAGATTGTTGGAAATACGGTTTCCAGTTTGCTGCTTGGTCAAAATGCTGATGGAGGCGTTATTCGTGGTCAAGGCGGCAACAACGCTTTGGCATTCTGGACGGGCGGCTCGGGCGACACCGGAGCGGGCCAGTCGGGCTCCGAAAAGATGCGCCTAGACAGCTCCGGCAACCTTGGGCTGGGGGTTACTCCTAGTGCTTGGATAACGGGGTATCAAGCGTTTCAAATGGGGGCAGGAGGAACTTCGTTCTGGGGTGGACGTAATTTCAGCGAGTATTTACAAAATGCCTATGTAACTGCCGCTAACCCAATTTACTATTCTGCAACAAGCACACCCTCTTCTAAGTATGTGCAAGCCAATGGAACTCACGCTTGGCACAACGCCCCCTCCGGCACAGCAGGCAACGCCATAACCTTCACCCAAGCAATGACGCTGGACGCCAGTGGCAACTTGTTGGTGGG